TCGTATTTGGCGTACCTGAGGTTGGCGCACCTGAGGTCGGTGCACCTGAGGTCGGCGGAGCGGAGGTTGGTGAAGCTGAGGTCGGCGGAGCGGAGGTTGGCGTACCTGAGGTTGGCGTACCTGAGGTCGGCGCACCTGAGGTTGGCGCACCTGAGGTTGGCGGAGCTGAGGTCGGCGGAGCTGAGGTCGGCGGAGCTGAGGTTGGCCAAGGCGATCAGGTCAAGCGGCTTGAACAGTGCGACTACTTCGACCTTGGCTACCCGAATCTTTTCGTCGTCGGCGCAGCGGCCTAGTTCGTCGGCGGTATCCCATCGGAGGTCGAGGCCGATGCTGTTACCTAGTTTGATGCCGCCGGAGGTGACGTGGCGGCCTATGCCTTCACGTACCACACATAGGCCGTCGCCTTCATATGCCGGGCATGCACCGGTGTTGTCGTGGTAAATGTCTGTGGCTTCGACGGGGGCTGTTTCACCTGGCATGGGTAGCGGCCAGCGGTAGCCGCCGTGGGTGGTGCCGTCTACGTGCGTGATCTTCCAGCCGCGTCGGCGGTCGTTTGTGTGTTGACCCATGGCGGGTCCCCCAATCAGATAGGTGTAGGAAGGTGGGTCAGGACACAGCCAGCACAACGGGCGGTGCTGTGGTTGGCCTGTGCCCTGACCCGGTACGGCGGCCCCTAGAGGCGCCCGCCGAATATTTGGATTCGTTGTCGTACCGGCGCAGCAGCACCGCGACGAGTAGCGGCGACGCGTTCGGGTCGTTCTCGAGATAGTCAGCGGCATCAATGAGAGGACTCATGTGGTGGCCTTTCGCATGTTGCGGGCTACCCGGCGTAGGAGCCGTATCACTTTGCGTTTGTCGGTCTGGGCGTCGTTCCATTCCTCAGGGCCACAGTTGTCAGGTATTTCGGCGTAGAGGTCGGGCGCCGATCTCTTCAACAGCACGACGTTGTCGCCGCCGGCCGCGTAATGCATCGCGCCGATCAGACACACCCCGCCCGTCTCCTCGCCGTACGCTCCGTACGAGTGACGGCACCAGCCGCCCGACTCGATACGGTCAGCGGCCCTGTCATAATGATCTGCCGTGATAGTGATCATCGCCGGCCGTCCTTTATGTCGGCCAGGTAGGCTGCTGCGGCGACTACTATCAAGCCGTCGAACGCCAGGGCGATGGCCACCATCAACGGGGCGCTCATGCTGAGGCCTTCCGTGCGGCATATGTGCGTCTACTCTGCAGGCGGGCGGCCTCGGTGCAATCGGCACACCTGCACCCGTAGTTGCAGTAGCCGTTGGTGGTCTCACCGTGAACGAAGCCGGGAGGCATGGATGCTTTATCCATCCATGCTTTATGTCTGACCCTGTGTGCTTCGGTGCAATCGGCACACCTGCACCCGTAGTTGTTGTAGCCGTTGGTGGTCTCACCGTGGATGAAGTCGGCCGGCAGGGTGGCTTTAGCTCTCCATGCCTTATGTGCGACCCTGTGTGCTTCGGTGCAATCGGCACACCTGCACCCGTAGTTGCTGCTGTAACCAGTGTTGGTGCCGTGAGGGATGGCCCTGACCTTCTTAGGGCTCATGCGGTGGCTTCTTCGATGTGGGTGGTGAGGATGCGTCGGGCGTAGTCGGAGATGGTGCGGTCGTCTTCGGCGGCGAGGCTTGAGAGTCGCTTCAGGTCATCGGGTAGGAGCCTGATCCGTAGGTCGGCCGACTTGGTTTGTGTGCTCATGGACTACATTTGTACCCGATCGCCTACGTTTGTCAAGCACAAATGTGCCCCTATTGCGCCATGTGGGACAATGTGGTACAAATGACCTATGGATACGGTGGGCGTACAGAGAGGCACACACATGGCAACATCATTCACAGAAGTGCTAGGCCTGGGCGAACGGCTGACACGTGCACGCAACCACCTCGGCATCAGCCGCGAAGCGTTAGCAGCACAACTAGACATCCATCCACGGTCAGTGACCAACTACGAGCACGACAACCGCAAGATCAGCCTTGACCTGGCATGCCGTTGGGCGCAGGTGACGGGGGTGCCGCTCGAGTATTTCGCTGCGGCTATTGGTGAGGAAACCGCACGGTCACTGCACTGGCTTGAGCTTGCCGCCTACCCGCTGGCCGGTCTGCGGCCGTTACCGGTGCCTGACAGTCAGGTGCCTACGGTGCTGCCATTCCCACATTACGTGCCGACCGCTCTCGCTGCGTGACCGGCATCTGATCCTAACGGATCATGACATGGGGGTATCGGGTTGCTACGCGCTGCACCATAGCCACTGACAGCGTGATAGCCACTACTTCTCCTGGGAACCTACACAGGGAATGGCGGCGGAATGAACGACGACGGGTTCGAACAATGGATGCGGAGACGCAACCTCACCCAACCGACAATCAAACTATGGGGCAACGTAAACCGGCGCTTCGCCGGCTGGCACGGCGACCCGCTCAACGCCACCCACGTGGACATCGAAGCGTGGCTCTGGGTTGAGCAGCCGCATGTGGCGCCGGCCACCCGCATGTCATACCGCAAAGGCCTACGTGCCTACTACCAATGGGCGCTACGTGAAGGCCTGGTGACAGTGGACCCGACTGACGCGGTGCCTGTGCCGCAGGTGCCGCACCACCGGCCGAGGCCGATACCGACCGCGCTGCTACGTGAAGCGTTGACCGCGGCGACGCCTAAGGTGCGGGCCACACTGTGCCTCGGCTGCTACCAGGGTTTGAGGACAGCGGAGATGGCGGCGCTGCGGGTAGATGACGTGACAGACACCACGTTGACGGTGTGGGGTAAGGGCCGCAAGCAGCGATCCGTGCCGCTACACGACGACACCAAAACGGCGCTCGCAGCCATCGCCACACCTGGCGAGCTGGTGTTGGGTGGCATCACCGGGGCATGGGTATCGGTGCGCGGCTCGAGGTTTCTGCATGGTCTGGGTTGGGATCATCCGCGGCCGATGCATAGTCTGCGGGCGTGGTATGCGACGTCTTTGTACCGGGAGTCAGGCAAAGACCTGTTTTTGGTGCGCGACATGCTGGGGCACTCGTCCACGGATTTGACAGCGTTGTACGTGGGTATCGCTGACGGTGCCGCAGCAGCGGCTGTGAGCCGGTTGGCGGCCTGATGCGCTACCGTTGGTGCCATGGCGAAACGGATGTGGCTCGGGTTGGTGGTGGCGTTGACCGTTGTGGGATGCGCCAGCGGCGCCACCGATGCCGAGTCTTGCTGCTACACCGGCGACGGCACGCACGTGCCTCTCGAGCGCATGGGTGAGATGACGTCGTTGGAGCTCAACGACTTGAAGGGTTTGCACAATAGTGCAGGCGTGTTGGTGAATCAGAGCGGCCAGACAGCCGCCGATTTCCTGGCCGACCGCGACAGCTGAACCCTAGACGCGTAAATTCCCCCACACCGGCCGGGGTTGGGGGGACCACCGGAGGTGTGGGGGAAGGACATGCATCTGTGCTGTTTCATCGCGGGTGAAACGGTGGCAGAAATGAAACGGTTACGCGCTTATGTGAGTGCATTGGCGCTGGTCGCCGAACACCACACAGTCGTGTCGATGGTCGGTGTTGATGTGTTTGGCGTAGGTACGTACGTACCCACGATCCCGCCGTTTGTGTACGTGTAGTTCTGGGGCAACGAGAACGCCGTACGCTGAAACACCTCGGGGCCACTCTCAGGTGGCCTCGTTAGAAAGGGCGTACCCCCACCTCGCACCGATCTAACTTGTCGACGTATTCATCGGGGATGTCGCGCGCCGCCAACATCTTGGCGTGATCCTCATCTCTGGCCATGCATGATGTGACCGGTACAAGCAGTTCGGTGTGACGTTCTTTGTCGTCCTCGGGCTGTGGGTGGTACAGAACGCAGTACTCCCAGACGGACAGCTTTGTGTAAGGGCTCTTGCCCATGGTTGTCTCCTCTCAAGATTCAGAGCGGCGTTATCGCCTGCACTGTTGGTTTGAGATCTACGTGTAGGCAGCAGCGATCTTCGGTAGCGACGTGGTCGACTTGCCCCACGCCCCGCAATCGTCGCACCGGACCCGTTGCCGGACCCTGGTGGCGGTGTAGTCGAAGCCGTCGGGTGTCAGGTTGAGTGACCCGCAGTTGCGGCAGCCGTCGAGCTCGCCGGACAGCAGCCCCATGTGAGGGTGACGGTCCATCCACGGCAACAACTCGAGGTACACGGCGATCAGCAGGTGGACGTCTTGGCGGTTGTAGGACTTCATGAGCCGCCAGGCTTTGGCCTCACCAGCCATGCAGCCTCGCCACAGGTCGTAAGACGACGGCGCTTTCTCGCCGAGCCCCAGCTGTTGGCCGATGTCGTCGAGACGGTTGGTTGTGAGTTTGAAACCCCGCCTCGCCACCTTCAACGTGTCCACAGTTTTGAACGGTGACGGCGGGCCTAGACGGTGCTCGAGGAACCGTGCGTTGGCTTTCTTCACGTCGAACTGGTCGCCGTTGTGGCCCACCACTATGTCGGCCTCATCGAACAGGGCCCATAGCGCCTGACATACGGCGAGGTCGTCGGAGTGGGTCCACGGTCGGCGTGTCGGGTCGTAGCCGTCCATGTCGCACTGGGCTACGACTTTGACTGTTTGTTGGTGACCCCACCGGTAGGCGAAGCACAGCATCTTCCAGTCCTCAACAATGTCGACGACGTTGGTGTCCCACTTCTTCCAGGTCGTCCCGATGATGGGTGACGTTTCGATGTCGAAGAACAGGACTTTGGGTACGCGCGGCTTGAGCCGTTGAAGGTTAGGCATCGGACCTACTCCGACGCTTTCTTACGTGCTCCCCATAGCGGCCCTGCGCCGCGGATGACGCCACGCAGGAACGACGATACCGCACTGTGCGACACCTGAAACCCTGCGTCGCACATCGTCGTAGCGATCGCCTGCATCGTCACCGTCTCGTCGTTCACCAGTTCGGTGAGGATCTCTAGATCGGTGCCGTCGAAGCGGTGCCCGTCTGATGCGGGCAGGTCGCCGGCGATGATCTTCTCCAAGTTCGATCGCCGGTATTTGTTGCGTTGACTTTCTGCGGCGTCCCTCGAGAGGTTCCCCATGATTTGTGTGTGCCCTGTCTGTTGGAAGCGGTGGCAGTCTTGCTACTTCTGTCCCAGGCGCGGGTGGGGTGTTGCTTTAGTCTGTTGAGCGGCGGTCGGTGCGGTCAGAACGTCCGGCTTTGCCCTCAAGCCACGACATGTTCCGCTCAGCGATGATCTGTAGCTGCCGGCCACGCTCATGCGACTCGACAGTGAGCGCCTTCAACTCTTCAGTGAGCTCGACCAGGCGGCGCTCATGTTCGGCGGTGTCGCGCGACACAATCCGGCCCTTAGCTACGGCGTACATGATGGTGAGGAACGCGACACCAAGCACGGCTACAGCACCCTGGTCGACGATGGCAGATGTAGGCGCCACAGTTTGGGCGACGATCGCTGAGAGCGGCGCCCCGGTGCCTACCACCAGCGGCGTCAACGGAGTCATGCGCCCGTAGCGATCTGGGCGATGTCGGCCAGTTGCTGTTCTTGTGTCCGTACAGTCGTTTTGCTTGCAGCAAGCAAGTCCAGGGTTTCGGCAACTGCGGCGTTGCAGGTGTCGAGTTCGGTGGTGTCCGGTGGCAGAAACTTGGCGCGCTCATAGGCGGCCCATGTGGTGCCGCCGGCCTTCGGGTTCGGGTTGGGTACACCCACCACGGTTTCCCACCCTGTCCATGCCAGGTCGGTGCCGGTGGCCTTGAGCCCGTCGATGTTGCCTGTGTAGAGGTGGCGGCCGGCGAGGAACATTTGTACTTCGGTGACGATGGGGTTGGCCACGTCGGGGTCTGCGTCGTTGTATGCCTGGCGCCATTCGGCATGGGGTATCAAGTCGGGTTCTCCTGTGAAGCCTGCCTCTACGGCAGCGAGGGTTGATGGTGTGAAGCCTGGGTCGGTGTGGTTGTTCTCTGGTACGTCGATGTGGCCGCAGTGGCCGTTGCCGTTGTCCCATGCCGTCGGGGTGAGCCTGGTAGGCCTACGCCCTGCGATCGGGGCACCGTTGAGCCACACACCAGGTATGCCCAGCCCGGATAGCCATGTGGTGAGGCGGGTGATCATGAATCGCTGAGCGGTGGTGACGTCCTTGCCGGTGAACCCGACGATCTCGATACTGATCGCACCGTCAAGGTTGGTTTGCACACCGCCGGGCAGGTTACGCAGCCCGCGGTCGTGGTTGTTCATGGAGTAGTGCTGGTGGAGCACGCCTGTTGACAGGATCGTTAACTTGGGGATGCCGCCGGTCTTGGGGTATACGGCGGTGATGACGTTGTCGTAGCCCTGGGTCTTATGCCATACGGCTTTGAGGTTGACGTCGTCGGTGTAGTCGCCGGTGGGCCACTGGTTGTAGTGCGTCCAGATGGCGAACGGGCAACGATCAGGCAGACTCATGCGGCCAACCCTTCGAATAGTCGGAGTGTCGAGTGGTCACCGTTCAGCACGTCCTCATCTCCGTAGCCGTAGAACAGGTACGTGGTGAAGGCTTCAGCGAATGCTTCGTAACGATTTGTTTCGGCGTAGTCAGTGACGGGCTCCGGGGCATGACTGAAGCCCATTTGGCAGTGGAGAGCGTGTCCCAACTCGTGAACGATCGTCGGCACACTCATGTTGTACTCGCCCGGTGCTAACACGATCGTTGTGCATCTGCGATCCGCTGGACCATCAATGTTCCACGGATAGCAACAATGACTCACGTTCCGGAATGAGCGGTCATCGGCCAAATCGTCTGCCGTGTCGTCGAAGGAGTGGAGCCCGGCGAATACCGGATCGACGCCTACAACGAATTCGACAGGGCCGATCGCGTTACTGAAACGGTCGACAATCCGAAACGCTTCACTGATAGCTTCCCTGGCTCCGCGGGTGTGTATGCGGTGTCTCATCGATTTCCCCCTCGTGGTAACGGCAATGCCGGCACCGGCCGGCGATAAACACGTGATAGTCAGGCTCGCACGGCAACAACTGCTCGTTGATGTACGGCTGGTCGGCGACGAACAAAGCCACAACAGCGGCCTTCAATAGCCGCCACCGACGGTGCCAGGTCAGGTGCTGCTCGCAGGTTTGCCGAATATGACAGCCATCACAGCCATCGCTGCGACGTTGAACGCGCTGACCTGGTCTGCTGACCATGCGAGCACGTCGAAGATGTTGAGAGCGCCGACCGTCGCTGAGATGGCTGCGGGCGCGAGAGCGTAACGGGTCTTCATTGGTGGGTCCTTTACGGGTTTTCTTCTACGAATGAGTTAGACGAGTTGCTGGCCACATCGGCGAGCGCCCCGTTGGCGTAACGCTGCCACGCCTCACCATCACGGCGAGTACGAACCATGTTGCCCTTAATCGAGAACGCCACACCCGTCCTACCGGCACCCACATCCTGGCCGATACCCTCAGACACGTTGTGCTCAAAGTAGATGGGGCCTGCGGCGTTGCCCTGCACCCGGATAGCGTGCAGCTTCGACCGGTTATATCGGAGCCACGAATGGTGCGCCTGGTTCTGTGCCAACAGCAGACCGTTAGCGTGAATCTCCAGGTCGTTGTGCTCGAACTTGAAGTCGTAAACCGCGGTGCCGGAACCCGTCGACTCAATGTCAAGAGGGAAACGGCCGATCACCGAGAACCGGTTACCGTACGCTTCGCAACGCTTCGAGTTGACGTTACCGATGCCGTGCCGCCCGGTCTGAGTTATGTAGTTCCAACGGATGACGCAATCCGAACAGTTCTGCAACTCGACGCCATCGCCGTAACAGCCCTGAAGCCAGCAGTTCTCCACCAGCACATGCGTTGACCCGCCGCCGATACGTATAGCGGCCTGCGCCTCCAAATCCCATACGGTGGCACCCAACGTCTTCCAGGTGCCCTCGATAGTGATCCCGTCAATCCACACATTGTGGCTGTTCCGGACGATCATGTGGGCGCGTGTACGCGGCCAGTTCAAAGACGTGCCGTCACGGTCCCCGGGCTGGGTCCCTGCACCGTCAGAAATAGTGCGGAGCCTGAGCCCGCGGTCGGTGGCCTTCACGCCGCCGCCCCGACCCACAATACGCACATACTGCTTATCCTCAACAAACAGCGTCACATCGGAGTCGTACGGAAACGGCGTGTCGGAAAGATCCAACGTCGACCAGTTGATGTGCCCGTCCGGGTCGACCGTACCATCAGGCAGATCGTCCACAGATTGCTGAAGCGGATGTTCGGGTGTCGACGCGCCTTGCCCGCCGATGTCGGCCACCGCGTCTGCGAGCATCTGCGGATACGATGCGTCGTTGCGAATGTCGCCGTCGTACGCCCCAAAGAAATTGAAATCTTCGCTCGTCCAATCGTTGAGATTGCCGGAGGCCCCTATGTGGATGTCGCCTACAGGCACGTTTGACCCGGCGTTACCTGACGCCACCTCCATGCCATCTATCGCCAACGAATCCGTTCCGGCGCTGTCGATCACCGCGGTGAACACGTGCGGCAGGTCATCGGCCAGCACAGCCGTCGCCAACGTCTTACCCGCCTTGAGCCGCCACGTATCGGACCCGAACCTGAAGTACGACAGAGACGCTATGCCCTTGCCCCACAGGTTACGTGAAGAATCCAAGCTGGCGAGCCGCCCCACAAAAACGATTGACGTGATCCCCGATGTCGCCGGGACACCGATATTGACCTTGGCAGCTTTGCTCACACCGGTGGAGAAGATGGGCACACCACCCATCTCTGCACCTGACTGCCACCACACCGGGCCGCCGACCCCTGGGATCAGGGCGCCGTCTCCGGGCATATCGACGGCCTGCGTGCCGGAAGCGGGCGGCGCCCATGTCGGGTCCCCGGCCCACGTAGAAGCCAACCAAGTGACTGCGGTAGGGTCAAACATTCAAACATCGTCCCCGTACTGGTCTTCAACGATCTCGACCAGACGCAGCAGTTCCGCCTGGAGAGCGCGCACACCTTGAGCGCGCCCGACTTTGGCTCTGATGTCAGGCAGCGACCGTAGCCGCTGAGCCTTGGCCGTCTCCGCGGCCTCCCGAACAATGTCGTTCTTCTCGTCGTTTGTCAGAGCACGGATTGTGCCGTCGTGGTCGTCGACCATTCCGTCGGGGTCGTCTGGCCAAAGCTTGAACGAGACTTCGTTGCCGTCGCTGTCGAACACTTGATCTTTGCGCATTATGGTTGCGCCTCCGTCTTGAGTAGGACCGGGTGAGACATGGCTTTTGTGGACATCTGTACCGATGTCCAGTCGGCTACCGGGTCAGACGCCGCCGCCGTACCCGCAGCGTCCAGTCGTGCTCTCTGGAAACCCCACGCCGTTGACGACGTGGTCGTAGGGACACCGGTCATTACTGCGCCGACGAGGGCTTTGAGGACCGTGGCGCCGTCGCTGACAACCGTGGTCGCATAGAAACCTGCGGCGCAGTCAAGAGTGAGACCGGTGATGGACTTGGTTCCGGTGGTCGACGGGTCTACAGTTCCTTGCCCGATCAGCCCCGTAGCGTTGGGCTGCCAGTCGTTGTCAAGCTTGACGACCATGACCCGCAGGACGGTGCCTGCAGCGGTGCCCACCTGGAGGTGCAGTTCCGTTATCCGCAGATCGGCACCGATGTAGAACACGTGGTAGTCGCGCCTGTTGGCGGTCAGCGTGCTTGAGCTGTTGAAAGAGGTTGGTGAGAAACCGGGGACCCATAGGTCGGTGTTGGTTACTGCCGCCGAAACGACCGGGGTGCTCAGACCGCTACCGCCTGCGGCTGCGGTCGCCCACTTCACACCTGAAGCCTGAGCCGAGTCAGCGGTCAGTACCTGGTCGTTTGTTCCTACGGCGACACGTGCGGGTGTGCTGGCAGCGGAAGCCGCCCAAATGTCGCCCTTAGCAGTGAGCACCGATTTCTTCGCATAGGCGCTGGCCACATTCGCTGGGGTCGTAGCCCTGGCCGTGTCGGTCCCGGTCGCAGTCTCAGCGTCCGTAGACAGCTCGACCTTGCCGGCAACCGTCGCCGACGCGGCCGGGGCGTTATCGGTCCCCGCAGGATCGACACCCAGGTTCGTTCTGGCCCCAGATGCTGAGCTTGCGCCCGTGCCGCCGTCGGCCACCGGGACATCGGTGCCGCCCTGGACGTGGTACGACTGCAGGTCTGTGATGTCGGCCTCGACGAGGGTGACCGCCCCGACCTTGCCGGCCACCGAAGTGACAGCCTCGGTGTTGTCGACCTTGTTCCATACCGAGTCACCGAAGTACAGGGCATCGCCGACAGCCCACTCAGACACACCATCAAGGGTGGTCGAACCTGCGACCGACACCTTATAGAAGTGGCCGACAGTGCCAGTGCTCGAGACTAGGGTAGGTGTGTTCGTCGAGGCGTTCCACGTGCCCTGGAAATCCAGACCATTGGCGAGAGCGTCGATGTCACCTTGGTGTTCAGCCAACGCAGCCTGAACCTCGGTAGCCGACAAACCAGAAATCGCAGACACCGAAACCGCTGATGCGTCATGCGCGTCGACAGTGTCAGCTATATGGGCGTCGACCGTAGAGTCGTCCGTCGCGCCGTCAGCGATAGTTGCCAGCTTCGCGGAGTCGGCAGACGGGTAAGTCACCTTCGCCGTGTTCAACGCCACCGCAGTGTCATTCACATCAAGACGTGCCACCACCGTCGCTGACGCCCCGGCAGGATCCAAACCAAGCTCGGCCTCGATCGCCTCAATCGCATCCTCTTTATCGGTGTGACGTGCGGTGTGGTTAGCCACATCCAACGTATCTGACGTGTTCGCCGGCGTGTAGCTGTCAAGCCCTGTCGGGTAGTTCGTTGCCATCAGGCAGCCTCCATGATTGCAGTGGCGTCTTCCATCGTGATAGAAGCCGATTCCATCGAGTTGCTAGCTGTGACCGTGAACGTCGCGCCGCCAGACCCGAAACGCGCGGTGTGCCGCGGTGCAGCAAAGTTGGCCTCATGCCGTTGGTTACGGGCCATCAGCCGACCCCCAGAATCCCGACCGGGAGAATCACGGTCTCAGACCCGACCACATACTTCAGCCACAGTTTGAAGTCGCCCTCAGCAAGCGACAGCGACCCAGGCAGCGTAGGTGTCAAAGCCGTCACCAGCCTCGTAGTAGACGACCAGGCCCCGGACCACGTGCCGTCAGTGAACGCACCGGGGTCGGTAGCCGTGGTGGTCGTAGCAGAGAACGACGGCACCGCCCCAGTAGGGTCACCGATAGTACGCACATCGATCGGCACCACCACGGTCGCGCCTGACTGAATCGTGTACCTACGTGCAGACATCAGGTCTCCTTGTCTCCGAGCCAAACCAGGTGCATCAGACACGATCTGACAGTGACCTCGTCGACAGCCGACGACAGCCCCTGAACCGTGATCACATCGTCCTTAGAACCGTTGATCAAAGCGACACTCGACTGACCCCACTCAAGCGACGACCCTGTAGCCGACGCCGACCGCATCGGTGACAACGACTTCGAGTTGTGTCTGATACGGAACCCGCGGTCACCATCAGAGTTGTCGTCATCAGCGCCAAAGATTTTGACGCCGGCCACACACAGCCACATGCCGTCAAACGGAAGTTTCAGCCCGCCGTTAGACCGCAGCGAAAGTTCATCGAGGATGCCCCAGTTGTCGTAGCGTGCGACATCTAATGTGATGTCGGACCAGCCGCCAGAGGTCAACGAGTTACCGTCGGTGGTGGCTTGCAGCGATATGACGGGCGGGTTCCATAGATGGCAGAACAGGTCACGTGTCGAAATGTTGGCCAGGCCGCGAGGCATCTTCACCGAGTCGGGGGCGGTGTAGTCGATCACCGCGGGTAGGCCCGTCTTGAAGAACTGCCGGTTTGTTGCGGTCACATCGCCGGACAGCAACGTCGCAGCCATGTAAGTACTGTTGCCGGCCACGACCGTAGAGTTGCCGCCGGTCGCGGATTTGAACACCCATAACTCGATGTAGTCATTGGTCTCGAGGCGCACAATGTCGGAATGGACCACGGCCGTGTCGGCCGACCCCGACACCTCATAGACGATTGGGTTCAACCCGAACCCGGAACCGTTAACCCGGTACTGGACAGTGACCCGGTCGCTTGTCCCGTTGAACGCGTCGACATTAACGCCGGAAGTGACGTGGTAGTAACCGCCGTATTTGGCTGTGATCCTTGTCTCATCGGTTGAGACCATCGCCGCGTTGTCGTAGGTCTCGAGATCGAACGGCACCTTTGTCCACGTGCTATCGGCCAGCGTCGTGAGGTTGGTGTTGAGGATCACCCGCGCCGACGGGCGCCGATGCAACCTCAGGACGTTTTTGCGCCACTGGTTCCACCAAGAAACCATGCCCTCAGAATCGGTTAGCGCAGTGTTCTCGACTATGTCGGACGACGTCGCGGTGTCGCCCATCCAGTACGCCCAGATTTGGCCCTCCATGCCGAGCGTGCCACCCGATGTTTGCAACGCCGTGAGATCGAACTTGTCGGTTCCGCTGGCCTCGGTCAACGTGTTGGCCGACAGACGTACCCGTTTCGCCTCGTTAGTGATCGTGCGCCAACGCGCCAACGTGGTGGACCCGCCTACCTCGTCGATCTCGAGGCGGCGGTCACCGGTGGTGTTCTCGTCGTACCAGACCGTCCCGCCGATCAGCCACACACCGTTCTTGCCGGTGCCGCTCAGGTCCAACGTACCGACCAGGCCATCCCAAAGCGTTGACTCGGACTCCCACTCAGGAGTCAACGCACCGAACGTGGCCTCAGGCCCCAGCATGTCTTGGGCTGTGGCCGTAGCCGGCGCCCGGTCATGGGTGTCCATCCGCACCGATATGCGTTGACGCAGAAAAGTCAGGTTGTCACGGATGTAGGTGTTCATCTCGGCGGCGGTGGTGTTGCCTACGCCGTCGACGATCAGGGGCGGTGTAGTGAACGCCATTAGAGTGCCCCCAGGTCCTGCGAGTTGTGGGTGGCGCCGTAGCTGTACCAGACGTTGTCGCCGTCATCGACCCACTGCGTCGCATGCGGAGACACCGTCACATGAGCCGACCACAGATCGATGCTGATCTGATGCGAAACCCGTTCGATACGGGCCTCGAAGTTCCAGTCAGTGCTATAGCCGACAGGTTTGGTTTGGAGCTCCACCCTTGTCAACGACTCGTAGTGGCCGTTGCTTATGGCGGTCACAGCGTTGTCGTTACCGGGGTACACCTGCACGTCGAAACCGCGGGCACGCTGACCGGTGAAATCCCAGCCCTTATGCCACGCCTCAGCTGCGACCTCCACGTCGGCGTCATACTCCACAGACAAACCGTGCGGGCCCTCATTCGGTGTGACCTTCGGGTTACTAGCCGCAGTCGTGTCATAAGCGAACGTGACGCCGCTATCACCCGACGAAGTCACCCTCGTCACATTGTGAATCGACCCCAACGTCCGCGCCAACGGTGCGTGCAACACCGCCGAACTAGTACCGTTACCGTCCGCGGTGAAACTGTGCTGACGGACAGACCACGCCGTCACCGACAACAGCGCGTAGCGTTCCCTGAAATTGATCTTGCCGTCGTCCGGGGTGACATACAGAAACCCGTACTCGGCCTTAGCGCACTGCTGCAACAGCGACAGAGCGTCCGACGCCAACGTCGCCGCCGGCATAAACACTGTGCCGTTCTCGATAGTTCCACGTTCCGCTGCGGGGACACCGATCGCATCAAGGATCGCTGTGACCCGGTCACCGGTGTACTCGAGCGGCCGTACAAGATCGTCGACGTCGTACTCGGAGATGAGGCGCATAATGTCCGACGCCGTCACCGTGGCCACACCATCAAGCGACGTACCAGACGGCACGATGTCATCGATGTAGCCGTTGAAGATCCCGCGCGACGTAACGAAACTGTCGTCAGACACCAGGCAACGGATCTTCTTGTTACGTTTCAGATTCGCGACCCCGAACACGGACCCGGAGTTGGCCTGGTCCCAGTCGGCGTCACGGTCCCTAGCGACAGTAACCATGCGTGCAGCGTCGAACGTTCCGCCGCCCTCGCCGTTACGGCCCGAATCGACAGTCACCGAGACGACGCCACGCTTCTCCATCTCGGTAGCAGAGATGTTACTGACCGCCGTCCATGTGGTTGTGGCGGCCCAAGGTTCGGTAGTGAACCCGATCTCGACGCGTACCTTGTCGCCGGTTAGCGCCATGTCAGCGGGCGTTCCTGATCTTCAGAGCCACACCACCGGAGTTGTTGGCGCTATCGATCAGCGCTTCCCACACCATGCGTGAATCAAGGAACAGCTGTATCGGTTGGGCCTGACCGCCACCGGATAGCGGCGAGGCGCCTGGCATCGACGACAGCGGCACTACGGCCTCAGGGCCGGCCTCACCGATCACAGCGAGTGTGGGTTGGGTGACGATGCCACCTGTAGCACCAATACCGATCTTGCCCAACAGGCCTTTGCCTGCGTTGCCGATACCGCCGGCCAGGCCACCAATGAACCCCGCAGGATTAGGTATCGACTTGATCTTGTTCGTGACATTCTCGACCGCGCCGGCCACATCGTCCCAGCTGCTCTTGATGAACTGGATCGTCTTGATCAGAGGGAACAGAAACACCTGTTCGGCTTTCACCAGCCCTCGGATCGCTAACGCGATGCCGTCCATAGCAGGGATGACCAGCTCGAGCGCCGGTATCAGTTTGGCGGCGACCTCGTCAACCAGTTCGCCGTACCGTGCCTTGACCTCGTTGATCTTCAACTGGTTCTTGGCGGCTTCGGAGGTCATGAACCCGAAGTCCTCTGACAGCGCCCCGATGATGATGTCCAGGTCGGCGCCGGCTTCGCCGGTCAATTCCAGGTCGCCGATCAGGTTAAACAGTGCGTCTTTCTCGCCGCGTAGCGCCGCCGTGATCAGTTCGGCACCCTGTTGTGGTGTGCTGATTTGCTTACGGAACAGCGACATGGCGAGACCGGCTTCGGCGGTCTTCTTGGCCATCTCGAGCATCTTGTCGCCGGAGAACCCGGCCTGGTCGAACTGCAACGCCAACGACGCCGCGAGTTCTTCGGTGCGCAGCTTCGATAGACCGAACTTGGCTGACCAGTCATCGGACCATTCGCCCAGCTTGGAGCGCATGGGGCCCGACGCGCCGAACGCCTCGGTGACCGTGAACTCCAAGCGATCGATGTCGCCGATGGCGCCGAGGACGTCGCCACCAAATTTGCCTGCCAGTTGGATACCTGAACCGATAGCCAGGTCTTTCATCGCCAGACCGGCACGGCCTCTCAGCGTGGTGAACTGGTCGCCGAGTTTGCCGACCTTGGCGTCAAGTGACCCCAGGTTGTCTTTGGCTTTGCGTACGTCGGCTACGACATCTATCTGTACTTTTGAGGGCATGTCAGAATCTCCCTCTCGTGCCTGACCGGTTCATCCGGTCGATCAGGTGGTCGATCTCGTCGTGATACAGGTCCACGACTTTGCGGCCCTTGGCACCCATCGCCTTATACACATACTGGAAACCGGGCCTGCCTTTTTGCTGTACCCAGTGCTGCCGTGCCGCATAGTTCTTAGACGGACCCACAGACCCAGACTTGACAGTGGCCTTCGTCTTCGTGGCGCCCACCTTGATACCCATCACCAGTTTCCCGGTAGGGCCGATCGGGGCGCGGCGCTCAGCCTCAGACGCCACGATGCCGGCAGCTTCGCGGTGGATCGCTTTCAAGTCGGAGAGGTCGTCGCCCATCTGACGCAGCTTCTTGCGGAGCTCTTTGGCGCCAGTGACACGCACGGTTCCCTGCGCCACGATGTCACCGACCCTGAGATTGTGCTACGGCCACCTCATGCTGCCGCTGCTCTTTCCTCAACTGCAACAACACCTGAGCAGCCTCGTACGCGCCGTCTATCTCAAGCAGGTCCGACAACGGGACACCCGTCTCCGAAGCGACAGACATCACGCGGATCAGGAGGGCGTCACGTCCAAAGGGACCGCATCATCCTCAAGCATCCGCACGTCTTCAACATCAAGCATCCACGCATCGAAACTCGGCTTCAGCGGACCTTCATGTTCGCCTGCCTGAGCCAGGTTCTTCATGGCCAGATAGGCCACGTAGTAGTACCACTCAAGCCGGCCGTCAGCTAGCGCCGCGGTGGGCTGGTCAAACTTGCGCTCGAAAGCGACAAAGTCCTTGACTCCAGCGACCCCCACGGCGACCCTGCCATCGGCGTAGGTCACCTCTACTGTCTGCCTCATAATCAGGCGGTGGCCTTAGTGAGAGTGCCTGTTCCTGGCCACGACACACTAAACGTGCCGATCGTGCCAAGATTCGCTGTGAGGTGCGGGAACTCAGTAAGGATCACATTGCCAGACCATTGCCGGTTCGTGGCCGACGTGGCAGCAGAATCCTGTTTGGCAGTGAACGCCACCGACGTTCCCACAAGGTCTTGCAATGTGGCAGATATCTCGGACGCGGCCTGGTCCTGTTGGAGCGTGACCCGCAACACAAAGTCGGTCATGCCACCTACACGTGTACGTGCTGCGGCACCGAACGCTGAAGTCTCGAGGTCGTCGGCCGTTTCAATCACCTCCACGGACATGCAATGGTCGGAGAGGTCGACGGTTGCCAGCGTCAAGACCGCGTTGTAGTCATGTTGAACAGCCATCAGCCGTCACCTTTCTCTGTTTGCGATACGGTCCCGGCCTCGATGTGGCCTGCTGCGATCAGCATGTCCACATAATCCGGGTGCGGGTCGATGGCGTCACCGGGCGACCGGTCCTTACCATCAACATCTTTGAGTTTGTGCGGCCCACAGACCACATACTTGGTTGGCATTTACGCCTCCACGGCTATCTCGTAGGTGACCAACATGGCCCCAGTCTCATCAACGGAATCGAACCTGACCCGCTCCACCTGCACATCACACGCCAACCCGCCAAGGTCGCCGTCGATCTCAATCGCGGTCCACACCAAACCGACCAGCCGGTCGGCGGCGTCAGACTTAGAACGATCCCAGGTGCCGAGCAGTTGAAGCTTGCCTTCGAGTTCGACCTTCCACCGGTTGCGGCCCATAGCTGAGGCTTCGTAGCCGGTCACAACCACCCAGAACGTGGGTGATCCCGCAACCATCTCAGGTTCGTAATGCTTGGCGTCGTCAAGACCATCAGCCGACAACGCGTTGTTGGCGATCGCTTGACGTATGCCGGTCAGGTCCACTTGTCTGCCCGCACGTAGGGCGCCAGCAGCATCTTCACGTCAGGGTCGATACCAAGGCTTGAGCGCGCTACGAAACCGTCGCCGGCCACGATCCCTGCCGGCATGTTGCGGCGTTCGTGTAACCGGACAGCGTGCATGATGGTGGCGTCACGTACAGCGTCGGGGGTGCCTGAGGTCCAACCCCACAGGGCGGTCACCTCGAGATGGGCACGCTTGCCTGTGGGGAACCGGAGCGACTCGATTGCCCTGATCTTCGTATACGGATGATCGGTGATACCGGACTTGTGCTGGTTGAGCGGTTCCAACTGGTAGTCGCTGGATGTCCATGTTTGGTCGTATGTGCCGTCGCCGCCGGTGTCGGTCTTGACGACCAGGCTGGTGTCAGATGAGATGGGGTGAACGAACGCCAGGTCAGAGAACGCCACCGCGAACACCCGTGCCGTAGCCGCGGCCGCGGCCGTCTCAAACGTCGACCCGCAATGGGCGTCCACGGCGCGCGACGCCGTAGTCAGAAGCGCCCCTAAATGGACGTGTTCTTGCTGGTCGTCGATCCGTATAAACGAGGCGAGTTCGTCGACCGTGGCGTAATCAGCCATCTACCTGCGCTGCAACCTTTTTGGCCGACTTGGCGTCATCGTCATACACGAGATCGGCGCACTTGCGGGCGACCGCTGATGGCACTACGGCGTCCTTCTCGTAGGTACGGGTGCCGTCCTCGAGAGCGATATGGAATGTTTCTACTGCACGCTTGGCCATCGGTCTGGCCCCCTTCATTAGAGATCGTTTGAACCACCCGCCAGTGCAGGCACCAAACCCCTGAGGGTCGGGCGCCTGCACTAGTCGGGATGGGTATTACCTGATCAGGATCAGGTCACATCCAGGAGACCGAACGCAGCGTCGTTGACGCTGTCAGCTCCGAACGATGTCTGCATGTACACGCCGGTCGCGCCGATTGGGCGGCCGGTGGAACCGAAGACATCTGGGATGATCCGCACCATTGTGCCGATGGCTTCAGCCACTACGTAGTGGGAGAAGTCGCCGAACACTGCGACGTTGTTGGTCGCTGTGGCGTTGATCACACCGTCCATCTCGGACACCTCAACAACAGGTCGACCCAACAGGGTGCCGACATCGCCGTCACCAAGACGGGCCAACAGTGCGTGGCCGTCATCGGTGGCGAACTGACGGACCAGGTTAGTGATCCCGTTGTTCATGATCCACGTGGCGTTGTTGCGGTAACGCTCATTGATAGCGTTCTGCAACGTGTACACGTCCGCTACAGCGAACACGTCAGTACCGGCAGACGCTACAGCGTTACCGGTGCCAGCGATCGCTGTGACGATACCGAACGGCTGACTTGAGCCGGAGCCCGTAGCCAACGCAGCACCAACAAGGTCATTCCAGCCGGCATCCAATACTTGCTGGGCGATACCCAGGCCGTTGGTTGCTTGCTGTGAACGGAACGACACAGGCACGAAGCCCTGACCGACATACAGAGTGATGTCGGTGTTAGTGAACGTCGGTGTGTCGTCACTGACCTCGGTGTTCTCTCCGTCCCACGACCAGGCGGCGTTAGGAGACCCGACGACACGGTAAGTGTCGCCTGTGGTCTGAACCCTACGGGCCAGGTTGTAGATCGGGTTGGACGACCCGTCAGCGGTAAGCGTCACAGCTGATTCGATGTCGGTCGGCACCAAGTAGCCGCCGCCGGCATCGGTGCCAACAGACATGGCGCGAGCCAGGCTGGTAGCGAACGCCATAGCTTTGGCTTCACCCTCAGTCAAGTCGGTTGGGCCTGTGCCCGTCTGTCCCATAGACCGGATGGTCTTCGAGAACGCCGACTTGTACTCAGGTGACGTGGTGGCCAACGCGATGCGTGCCATCTTCTCATCACCGTGAGTTTCGAGGATGCTGACCAACGCTTCGCGGCGCCGGTCGGTTGGGCCAGGAGTTTCACTCGCGGCGCCGATGGCACGTGCGAGCAGCTCGTCTGGGCTGGTGTCGATCCGGCCGATGACGTCAAGATCCCAAACCGAGGACTTGACGTCCTTGGCTTCGGCCTCTTCTTCGTCGTAGCTGCGATCGGATGATTCGACGATGATCGGGGCGTCAAGCTTGAGAGCGGCAGCGATGCGCTGGCGTTCTTCGTCGAGTTTGACGGTGCGGTCATGTTCTGCGTAGACAGACTCGAGCTCGCGGAAGCGGGCCTGGTCGTCTTCGTTGAGGGCCTCGTCACGTGTGACCAGGGTCTCTAGTTCTTCCCTCTGTTCGGGGGTCATAGCTTTACTCCAAGATGTAGGCGTAGACGTCGCCGGGCGGCGAACGTCGAATCAACGGCCTTGTCATCGAGGTGCTCAGAGGTGCCCGCATGGGCGGCGTCTGTAGCGGCGTCGTCGTCTAGGTGTTGCTGTATGTCCACGTCGGCCCGTAGGCCAGCGATCTTTGCTCCGTCGTACGCTGGGAAAGCGACAGTGGAGACTTCGGAAAGAGCGACCTCGGTACGTTCAACCAAGGAGCGGTCGCTATTCCATGCGTCACGGATCGGACGAAACCCAATAGAAAATGCGTCTAAAGCACCGTCACGAATCAGCTCGAGCACCTCGTCACCCTGGCGGGTGTTCGATACGCGAAACTCGCCAACCAACCCGGATGGGTCTTCCACGAGTGACACGGCGCGACCAAGAGGCAGTCGACCGGTGCGGTCATGATTGACCAGAAACTTGATCCGACCCACACCGTCATTGATTGTCTTTGTGAACGAACCGTGCCGAAAGATTTCCGTATAGTCACCCTGGCCGTCGCGTATCGGAGTGGGTGAATCGAACGGTACGGCCAGGCCATACACGGTGCGGCCGTCGCCATGGCGTCGGATCTCTATATCGATCAGCGGCGCCCATGAGCGTTCTACGATCTGCAACTCAGTCATCGGTTATGGCTCCTTGTGGGGCGAGTCCTTCGGGCTGCAACTGGACCGACAGGTTGCCGGAATGAGTCAGCGCAGCTAGATCCCCCTTGGATGCGGCTTCGATCACAGACAACGGATCGAACCCGCCGTCCACCAGCTGCCGCATACCCGCGGCAGTGGTATTGAAGATGTCGGCGGCGTCCTTCTGGTCTTCCTGTAGAAACAGGATGCGGTCACGGTCGAAAGTGAGTTCGGCGGCGGTCGGGCGAGCGATGATCCGTTCAAAGCTCGAGCACACAGACTGCCCGTACGGGGCGAACCATGCGTCAGCCCACAGGCGCCGTGTAGCGCTGTAGTTGCCCGTAGTGAGCGCCGACCCCTGCAGACCCTCGCGGATCCCCAGAATCGACGCAGGCACCCTTGAACGTGCAGCCACCCTCGTTTCAAGCCCACCCTGTAGGCTCTTCAAATCGAGGTCGGCTAGTGACGCGCCTACCACTTTGGCGTCAGCGCCGCCACCCAAATAGATGTTGCGCCAGGCGTTACCAGAGTTCGACACCTGAGCGTCGAACGTGTCCACCCAGTCGTTGAAATCCTCGCCCGTAGCGATGTTCTCAGGGGCCGTGACAATCATGTTCGCCGTCGCAGCATTCTCGAAGTACTTACCAAGATGGTCCGTAGCCTGAAGGTCGATCAGGATCTCGCGCACCACACCAGACACCCAAGACTCGCCACGGAAGTGCGCGGTGGGGTCAGGCTCCGGCGCTATGTGTGCGACCTCACCCAACGACAACACCTGAGGTTTAGCGGCATGCCGGCCCGGCGGGGCGTACAGGTATGCGATAGGTGCGGCGTCCGCGCCCCTGGCCACGTCATCGGGAGACTCGTCAGAGCCCAGCACAATGCTGACCCAGTCAGGGCGCAGACGCCGCAAAGTTCCGTCATTGAGACGGTAAACGTAGGCGTTGCCTAGATACGAGACATCCTGCTCGAGACGCCACAACAGCTGCGCGCGAGTCAAACCAGGATGCGGCCGTTCCAACGGCGCCAACGAAGCGTTACCAAACAGGGCGCCATCGATCTCACTACGCCAAACAAACCGAAGCTCAGACATCAACAACGCACGAGCAGTAACCGAAGCGGCCACCACACCATTACGGCGATGCATCACACGGATGGTCTGCTCAAACGAATTAGGCGGCGACTCCTGCGGCGAACCAGGCAAAGTCTGAGGCGGTTCGTTAGGCGAGAACAGTGGGTGTGCCTGCCCGTTGAACAAGAAATGGTCAGAGATCGCGTCCCGGTTACGGGTCGGCTTACCTCTTAGGCGAGTCAGGATTGACGGCATGCACACGCTCCCATTCAGGCACCAGGCCGGCCACGATCAGGCCCAGGCCGGCGCCAGCTAAACCCCACATACCGAACATCCACACGACAGCCACAACCAGACAGGCCAAGCCGCACATCACAAGAAACAGGTCGACTTTCATCGGACAGCCACCATCGGACCGGAGTACGGTTTCACTGTCGACCCCTTCGCCCCGGCATACGCCAACGTCACCGCATACAGTGGCGTCACGTCCTTAGAAGACGCCCTACGTGACCACACGTATGCGTCGCCAATCGTCTTCTTGACCACACCCCGCACAGCACGATCGATTGCATCATCTTGGCGGACGGTCACACTGCCATCAGCTACGGCGTCGTAGAACCCGGCGCACGCGTCGATCACGTCACCAGACTTCATCGGTGCCGCCCGACGCAGATCAGTCATCCCGGCCAGCGACCCCACAGGGCCACGGCCGTCAAACACCACCGGCGCCCTATACTTGTCGGACAACTCTTGGCACTGACCCACTATCCAGTGGACGTTGCCGTCGTACTTGATCAACTCGGCCACACCAGACGAATCGCACACCGCCACCGCGCCAGCGTCACGCTGAGGCGTGATATCGGCTGCGACTATCAGCGCCCCAATATCGGGTTCGGCCGCCGGGTCAACAACCCGCTGCCACACCACATCAGGGAACACGTCGCCGCCGTCAAGCATCGGACGGTTCCCGTACGCCCTAGCAAACTCGCCAGGCTCATCAGCGAACGTGACCATTGCCTGACGGACCACGTCGACCGTGATCGTATGCCCCAGCGCAGGCATGAACGCCCACCACGAGGCTTCGTCTGATTCGTCCCAGTCCTCAGGCGCCGACCACTCAAAGTAAGCCATGCCGCTGTCGGCATCCTCAGCCACCATGTTGCGGCCAGCACGCACCTTCCGGTTGTAAACCGTGCTGGCACCAGTGCCCGCCGTTGAACACGTCAACATCTGAGCGTGGCGCCTAGTAGCCATCGCCGGCACCAAAGCGGCCTCACGCCGATTATCGGTGTCGCTAAAGACCTCGTCCAGCACAGCGAAATCAATTACCATGCCGTGACCGGTCGACTCGCTGTTACTGAGGAGCTCTATCCTCGAGTCGGTCTGCCAAAGCAACTGCTCGGCGCCCATAGCTCTACGAACGTTCTTGATGAGTGGCGCCAACTCGGAGCGCTCCAGCTGCGGCACGATCTCCTGCATCCACTTGCGGCGGATGTCGGCGCCGGTCTGACCGGTCCACACACACGCCTGCGGCGTGGACCACGACAAGCACCGATCTAGTAGGAGTAGGAGGATGAGTGTGGTCTTGCCTGATTGGCGGGGTGTTGTGACGAACACCTCTCGGTAGCACGGCACCCCGGTGGCCGGGTCGTACTCGGTGGCCACCTCAGCCACCAGCCGTTGCCACGGCATCAACTCGAGGCCAAGCAGCAGCGCCAACCGCTCTACGCGGTCAGCGTGGTTTGGTCTCTCAGGCCTTGGCCTCGTCGAGAATCTTGGAGAGCACGTCGCCGATTGGATCAGCGGGGTCATCGATGTCATCTGATGCCAGGCCCCCGATCACTTCGATGTACCTACCCACGAGAGCCGCGTTCATTTCCACATCCGGGTCGGCGGCCTGTAGGTCGATCTCACTGGCCAACGTGCGAGCCAACGCACACCCAACGACCGGAGCATCAGACAACTCAGCGATAACAGCCTCGACGGCTTCGCGATTGGGGCCCATGGTCACCAGTCCCTAGACGGCCGGCGGGTAGACCCACCAACCCTGTTCGGCCGCTTCACTCTCGAGCTGTTGTGAAAGGTGCAGATCGCCCGAAGATTCTCAGGGTCATACCACGCACCGCCATCACTCACCGCGATGATGTGATCAACGGCGTCAGCCTTCTTGCCACAACCCCTGATCTGACACATGCCACTATCACGCTCAAGAACCACCAACCGGACCTTGCGCCACGTAGGCGTGTTGTAAACCTTGTCGGCCATACTCGAGCACCCCGAATGTGTACGGAACCGAACGAAAAAAGAT